TCTATTTTCCATTTGTAAGTTACTGGCTTGAGCAGTGCTACTTTTGCCAACGCTCCTGTCATTGGCTGCACATTTTCTTTTAGCCGATAATCTGACGTTGTTACATAGGCAGTTGTAGCAGCAGTAGGCGAATATATAAAACCTGCTTGAGCGCCACCAGCAGGGTTAAAAGTGAAATGGTAATACGAGCCCGCAGTTAATGCTGCATCAGAACGATATGAATACGCACCAGAAGCCCCCGCAGATACAATTTTTGCGTCCCTTGTTGTTGTTGTACCTACAAGCACGTTTTGACTTGCGTCTATGTAGACAGCATTTGTGCCATTAGTAGATATGCCTATTGCATTGGTAGCGGGCAAATACATCCCGTTACCCGTTACGCTAGTGCCGGTGGGGATAAGTTTTGCAGCCGTTGCCGTGCCGGTAGTGGCAAAGTTTGTCCCGTCAAAGGTCAATGCCGAACTTGATGTCCAAGTTGACGCGCTTGAAAAGTACGGTATTCCAGTTGATGTTCCCGCAATTGTTAAAGCCAACGTGCCACTTGATGTAATAGGTGAACCCGCTACCGAAATTAAACCGCCGGTAAAAGTCTGTGCTACGCTGGTGACTGTGCCTTGAGGGTTGGCCGCAGTTGTAATGCTAGTCACACGCCCGTAAGTGTCAATTGTAATTACTGGCACTAAGGTAGCCGAACCCGTAGTTCCAGCGGTAGCGATACCGCTTGCTAAATCAAGGATGGGAGTTAAACCCCCCGTACTGGTAATACGCCCAGCCGTGCCACTTACCGAACTAACGTAAGACAATGACGGAATATCCGCAGTAACCAAAGCACGGAAAGTGGGCGCGGCGGCTGCGCCGCTGCTTGGGCCAGCAAAGATGCGGTTAATTGCTTGCGTGGTCAACGTGCCAGTAAGCGTTCCACTGGTAGTAACCGGCGAACCTGACACCGCCATGATGGATGGCAATGACAAGCCAACAGAAGTTACCGTGCCTGTGCCAAAAGTGGTGCTAGGGATGTTTTTCCAATACCCTAGCGCGGTGTCGTAGGCAATCAGGTCATTATTGGCTAAAGTGCCAAACTGCACGTTGGAATCTGTACCACCAAGTTTAGAGCCCCGGACAACGCCAACTTGGAAAGACCCAGAGCCGCCAGCCCCCGCTTTAATTACAAGGCCGACTTGCACTTTAATGTAGGGTGCGACAGGTTCAGTTTTGGTAGGGTTGCCGGTCACTGGGTTGTACCAGATCACATCATCATCAGCCCAAGTTTCCCCAAAAGCAGCGCCGTTAGTTGTAATGCCGCGCACCACACCAAACGATGTAACGCGCCCAAAACCATTAAGGGCTAAGTTTTCAGTAGCTATGCCGATAATTGAGTTGACATCTGTAATACCTGCAACCGTGGGCGCAAACGTGATGACGCCGCTGGCCCCTACTACGCCTGTGTGGTAAATAATTTGCAGTGGTGAGTCTGTGATTGCAGCAGATGCTTTGCCATAAACAAATAGTTCTTCGCCAATTTGCTGGGTAATGTTTCCATTGCCCATGCCCAAGTTCCACGCGCCCGTGGAGCCGTCGTACCACATACGGCCAGCGGCCAGAGTTACCGCCGAACCATTGCCCCAATCCAAGTACGGTGTAGTGCCATCAACAATGTACCCGCCGATGCTGTTGCTCCAAATTGGAATGCCCGCGCCCTGGGACTTGAGAAAGTAGCCTGACGTACCAGCAGCGGTAAAACCATACGCTGTGCCCGTGCCGTAAGCCACCGCGCCCGCTGTGGGTGTGGCTGCACCATTTGTGCCACCGTTGGCAATTACAAGCGTTCCAGCCAGCGTTACCGCGCCTGTAGTGGCCGTGGCGGGGGTAAGGCCCGTAGTGCCGCCAGACCAGCTTAAAACGCCGGTATTGGCGACAATGATTGTGCCTGCGCCGTTGGTGACCGATATGCCAGCGCCATAACCAAGCGTGTTAAGCGTGTAGCCTGTGCCGTTACCAATCAGCAGTTGGCCATTGGTCGGAATCGTGCCCAGGCCCGTACCGCCAGCATCAACTGGAACAATTCCGGTGCCCGAGCCAAGAGTGGTGAACAGGCTATAAAACCAGCGATACCACTCACGCGAAACCGCGCCCGTGCGCTCGTCCGTAAGCGGAACTCGCGGCGGGGTAATCTGAGTTTCGTTACCTGTAGCCATATTAAGCGTTGGTTGGGCTGAGTATCAATTCAGCGCCCATAATTGCTATCTTGTTGGGGTCAGTGCCTGACAGTTCATAAACTCTATCGCGCAGCTTTAAAGTCATGCCCAGCCGACGCCAAAAGGTTCGATGACCATACGCGCCAATTTTGCCGACGGGCGACCAGTGTTCATTGCTCCATGTATGACCGCCGTCGTCTGACCAGCGCAACATTACTTGCGGGTCGCTACCCTGGCCGTCGTTAAGCCCCACACCTGTTTCGCAGTCCAATTGCAAGCTGTGATGCGCCGTGCGCTTCAAATTGTTCTGGCCGGTTGGCAGCGCGCGCCATGAGCGCAGCCACTTTTGAATGCCGCCGTTGTCGGCGTACACATCCAAGTCAAACCGATAGATGTTGCCATTCTCAAAGTCGCCCACAATGATGTTGCCGCCAAAGTTGCATTGGCAATTGCTGCGGTGCCGCATAAACTCGCCGTTGTCAAAACCGGCACGTTCATGCCAGACTTGAGTAGACACATCGTAAACCCAAGTGGCATTGCCCGAGGGGAACGTCAGCACATAGAAAGCATGGCCTTCTTGCTGGTATGTGTACGCAATAGCGTCCGAGATATTGCCGTATTGAGCAATGGCGTACTCAATGGCATGGGTAGAGACCCTAACGCCGGTATAGCCATTGGCGCGGTAGACGATGCCTTGCCCACGGGCGTCTGTGCCCAGCCAGAACAGGCCGTTGTCCAGCTTGGCGATTGAGAACGCAGCCACACAGCCAATTTCGTTAAACGCGCCTTGGATGCGCTGCAAAGGGAAATCAGCAGCGCCAGAGTCGTACCAGACTTCCACCGAATCGGTGCCAAACACCCATAGTTCGCGGTGGTCGGAAATAACGCCCACTACGCCGTCAGGCGAACCTTCAGCGCTGGCAAAGTCCAGCGGGTCAATTGAAGTACCGTCCAGCAGTTGAGTTACCCAAATCTTTTGGCTATTGGGCTCGTTGTAGACAAAATATCCATCCAGGTAAGAAACCGTAACCGCGCCAGTAAAGTCGGGGTCGGTAATTTGCCCAAACGCGCCTGTGGTTTCGTTGTAGATAAACCCGTCAGGGTTGGTCGCAAAGAATATTTGCGTGCCGTTGTCCGCAATGGACACCGGGCCGGTATTGGTAGTAAGCGTCCCCAACAACTGCGGTGTGGCCGTCAAACTGGTCAGTTTGTAAACGCCAGCGCCGGAGACCACGTAGAAGTCGCTGCCGTTGGTCTGGTGCGCCCACAATGCTCGGATCGGGCCGGTACCCACGGTCTGTAGGAATTCAAGGCCAGGCGCGCGATTTAGAAAGCCGGGCCCTTTGCCGCCTTCGGGGATGGCCTCGGGGAACAGGTTGACCATGCGGTTGTCCGCAGCGTTGATACTGCGGGCAACGTAGGCCGATCCAAGAATCGGCGTTTTCATCAGTAGTTCCCAGCGTAGATGTTAAACCGCTGCCGAGTCGCCACGATAGCGTAGGGCATTGACATCACATCATCAGGGTTGTTGATCCGCTTCAGATTGCGTTTGCTAGTCATGGCAATGCGCTGCACTTGGGGGCTGGGCTCCACGCCAAACTCAGGCGCGATCTCGCAAGCCAAGTTGTACGTGAAGGCACGCAGATAGCCAGGTGGAAACAGGATGTTGGTTGCCAAGTTGGCTGGCTGGGTCAACTCTTCAACGCTGATAAAGTGCCACTCCAAATCCCGTGTGGGCTTGGGGTAGATGTACATATCAATATCAGGATATGTCATGTTGACAAAAATAACTTGCGGGTATGTAGACGTAACCGTCTTAACAGCAATACCGTCGTACTGTTGCTGGTTAATCGCTTTTATGCCAAAGCTGACGTTGGTGCCTGGGTCGCGGTAATAGGTCGCATCATCCAACAGAATTGGCCGGTTACCCACAAAATCGCCTGTTGGGCCAAGGGTGCGGTTGATAAAGCCCGCAGGCCAAGTAAACACCTGGTCTTGGGTGCTGAACACCGATAGACGTTCGGTATTCCAACTATCAATCATCTGATTTAGCGCCGTCAGGGAGTCTTGCGACACTGACGCAGAAGTAGTCTCGCCTTCAGCCAGCACGCCAAGCAATCGAAGGGCTCGGTTGATCTGATCGCCAGCGGTGTATGTCGCCATGACTAGGCTCCTTCGGGTTCGGTTCTACGACGGCGCTTTACTTCCAGTGCGTTAACAGGAGCCGCCTCAAAGACTTCGGGCGTATCCAGAGTATATCGTGTCCAGCCGTTTGTTTCATCATAGGCTGCTTCAAGTTCCATAGTCGCCACTTTGCGACCGTGGACGGGGTGCTTGAGATAAATGTTCATAGGGGAAAGGGGGCTTGTGGCCCCCTTCCTTTTTGGTTTAGGCAGTAATGCCGATGTTTTTCAACGCTGTACGAAGGGCATTGATGGCGGTTGCCAACTCAGTTCCCGTAGCAGTATTGGTAACAGCCGTAATGGCTGCGGCTTGTGCAATCGGTGCAAGTCCGTAAAAACTTGCAGTTCCACCCGATTTACCCATCACCGCAGCATCAAGTTGCTGGTCTTCATAAGCAACACCAATTGATTTTGTATTTGGCATATTGTTTCCTTAGAGAACGGGGCCGAAGCCCCATCCAAGTTTAGGCCACGCGATACACAGTGTATGCAGCATCGCCGGTCTTGCGGAACAAGAATTGCCCCGCGCCACCAACACCCGCCGCACTGCCGGTAATAGCAACAACCAAGTTGCCAACCGCAGTGATGCCAGTTCCCACCGCCATAGTAATCAGGCCAGTTGAAGTGCCCAAGTTAATAACGGTCAACTCAAACGTGCTGTTGACTTTTGCGTTGGTGAACACCGCGTCAATTGCCGTAGCAGTTGGCAGGGTGTATGTTGCCGCTGTGGTAGATGGATTACCTACCAAAATGCCGCCAGTGGTTTGAGCAACGGTCAAAGTGGCCGTAGCAGTCGCCGTATTAGGCGCTGCTTGAACGCCCATAATGATTTCATTGGTGTTGCCATCAGTAAACTGATATCCACCGCCAGAATTAGGAATAGCCATGATAATTTTCCTTTAGAAAGAATTGATTAACCCCAGATGCGGCAGGCCATCTGTGGACGAATGGTGCTAAAGCCATACAGTACGTCAATACGGCAAGGCATACGGTCGTTGTTGATGTCGTACTGACGAACAACGCGCAAGCTGATACCGTTATGAATTGCACGCGCGGCCATGTCAACGCCTTGGGGCAGCAACAAGTCAGCGGTAGCAAACGTGATGGCGTCCTTGTGGTAGACCAAGTTCTGTGCGTAAGCAGTAGAAGCAGCGCCCACGAAGGTTACGGCTTTGCTGTTTTGCGGCAGGATGTTCACGGTAGCCAAAGCATGGCTAGCCGAGTACATAGGAGCAACAGTCACAGTCCAAGTGCCAGACACAGCGGTAGCCGCAGCCAGAGCAACAAACTGGAACAACGAACCAGTGGTTTCACGGGTTTGTGGGTTCACAGCGAAGCAATCAGCGATAGTGAACACGTCGCCAGCAGCGATAGTAGTGGTCACCGAGGCTTGGGCCAATGTCAGGGTAGACGAACCTTCAGAGGTTACAGCAGCGCCCGTGGTCGTGGAGGCCGAGGCATCACGCGAACCAGTAGTGTGCTGTTTGATCGACTGAGACATATTGACTTCTTCAAAGCCCAACACGCCGGTGCCCATCATGCCGTTGCGGAACTGTTTGCTAACGGTGTCGGTGGGATTGAACAAGCCCTTCATGCCTTCAACCAAGCCAGCGTTTGCAGCGGGGTTAACCGTTGCATAGCGGGGCGACATTACAGCGGCGTTCTCGTTCAGCTTCTGCTGGGCTTGCAAAAGCACCAAAGAAGTAGCTGGCGTGGTGCCGGGGGTGCCGACAGTGTTACCGATGGTTTTGTACGCATTGGCAACATCAGCATCAATGCTGGAGGCCAACTGGCTGATACGAGGCTTCAACACACGCTCTGCGAAGTCATCCAACGGCATAGTCAATTCAGCGGAAGTGATGTTCACGCCGATATGCTTTTGGTTGGCGACAGACAAAGTGGTGAACTGCTCGTTGTCGTCCTGAACTTGCAGGGCGGCACCGTCAGTGACCAAAGCGCGGTCAGGAAGGCGGATACGCAGAGTAGAACCGATCTTGGCACCTTCAACAGCGAAGCTGTCGTCGTACTGACGGTTTACGTTACGGGTGAGTACCAGGTTGTTCTCGAGGATTTCGAGCGCCTTCCGGGTAATCATGTCAATGGTTAGGATACTATTAGCCATGAAAAAAGTCCTTAAAAAAGTTAGCGGGTTTGCGCTTCCCACTTCTTACGCTGTCGTGC